AAACAGAACGTGCATGGCTGGAGCTTGGAAGCTGCCCGGCAGGTGAGTTACTTCGGGGCTGGTGTAGGCGGTACGGTAATCGGTTTCGGTGCGTCTATGTTGGCCATGACCGACGACTTGTATAAGAGTTTGGAGGATGCACTATCTGACACCAATAACGAAAAGGTCTGGTCGTGGAAGCAGGGAACGCATGATTCCCGTATCGAAGGAAATTGTAGCTCTATCGACATCGGTACCCGCTGGTCTGCCACTGACGTGCTCGGCCGTATGGAGGAGATGGGAAAGTATGACGAGATCATTCGTATCGCCGCCTTGGATGAGAACGACCGTTCTTTTTGTGAGGAGGTACATACGACAGAGTATTATCACGAATTGCGTGAGGAAACGGACGATTCCATTTGGTGTGCCGAGTATATGCAAGATCCAATCGAGGCAATCGGGTTGTTGTTCCCGAAATCGGAGCTTAACCGATTTAAATTGGCTGATATTGAGGGCAAGCAACCGGACGGTGTTATCGGAGCTACCGATGTGGCTGACGAGGGAGACGATGATTTCTGTGCTCCGATTGCCAAGGTATTCGGTACGAAGTATTTCATTACCGATGTGCTGTTTACGAAAGATAATGTCGAGATCACCGAACCGAAGTTGGTTTCCTTGATCCTTGATACTCGTTGCGACAATATGCGTATCGAGAGTAACAACGGTGGTCGTTTGTTCGCCCTCAATGTCCGTAAGGCTGTAAAGGCAAAGAATGAAAAATGTATCATTCAGGCGAAACCGACAACAGCCAATAAGGATACACGTATCTTGTTGAAGTCTGGTTGGATCAAGAAGCATTGTTATTTCTTGGAAGAAAGCGAGTATAAGAAAGGTTCGGACTACGACCGTTTTATGAAAGCGCTTACCGGTTACAAGAAAGAGGGAGGCAATAAGCATGACGACGCACCTGACGGAATGACGATCCTTGCCGAGAATGTAGAGTTTATTGGGTTGTGCAAGGCTAACTCTGTACGTCGGGTAGCAAGAGGACGATAATTGGCAAAATGAAAGTGTTTTTCTGATATTTGTGACACATGTTAGATAAAATCCCGATATTTTTCTGCCACATACTTGCGTTTTGATATGTGTTCTTGGTTTTTACATTTCAAAGTGAACTTGTCTAGACTGGTCGTATTGACAGCGAAAAACTATTTGCTTTTATATTTTAGCATAAAACAATTATGCCAAGTATAAGCGAAATTCTTGCGAATGAAGATTTTGGGCAGGTAGTCAGTACGTTATGTGTCGATACGATTGAATACCGGGAACCAAGAGAATATTACAGAGAATACCACGGTGAGCGCCGGCGACGTAAAACTTCTGTTGGCTGGCGTGAGCCTAAGCGTTTAGAAGTCTATTCGGATACTTTGGTGGATAAAAATGGTGAACCAGTACGCCTTCCTGATAAGATCGTAGATGTGGCCCGTATCGTAACCAACTTTCCGAAGAAGGAGGTGCGTACCTCTGTCGCTTTCCTGTTCGGCGGGCAAATGACGATTACCGGAGCTGATCAAAACGATGGCTTTCAAGAGTTCAAGCGTGTATGGGAACGCCGGTTGAAGATGCAATCCGTCTTGAAGTCATTCGCTCGCAAGGTGCTTTCTGAAAGTAAGGCTGCTCTTGTGTTCTATCCGTATACCTCCAAAGGATTAGACGGCAAATTGATTACGGAGTTAAAAGTAAAAACACTTTCTGTTCCCCGTAATGAAAATACTTTCTCTGAATTTTATCCCCATTTCGACGATAACGATGATATGGATGCCTTTATCCATCGTTACCAAGTGAACTCTAATGGTATGATCCGGAACAGCTGCACGATTTGGATGGCGGATAAGATTATTACGGCTATCGATGAAATGGGTGGCTGGGTGATAAAAGAGGTTCCCAATCTATTTGGGAAAATTCCGGTTGTGTATGCCGATGTATTCCAACCTGAATGGGATGAAGTAGCGTTTCTGATGGATGCTCGTGAAATGCGTATTTCTCGCATGGTGGATACAAATGATTACTATGGTGATCCGATGTTGAAGACATTCGATGTGGCTGACCTGCCGACTAAAGACACTGTCGGCAAAGAATTGTCTTTTACGTCTAAAGTACATCCGGAAACGCAACAATTGTATCATGGCGATGCGGAATACCTTACTTGGAACGGCTCTCAACCATCTGTGGATAAAGAGTTGGAAGAAACCAAATGCGAGCTGTTTTCCGGTACATCCACGCCTGATCTTTCCTTTGATAACTTGAAAGGCATTGGCAACCTGTCCGGTGTCGCTCGTAAATTCATGCTGATGGATGCCACTATCAAGGCGAGTGAGAACATGGAAACATTCGGTCCGGTCGTACAACGTTGTGTGTCGGTCGTGTTGGCCGGAATATGCAATATTACCAACATCAAGTATCGTCCCCAGCTGGTAAACAACCTGATCGATGTGGAATTTGGTTCCATTTTGCCGGAAGATTTGGCTGAAACCTTGCAAACACTCTCTGTTGCCAATGGAGGCAAACCGATTAACGCTCAGCGCACGGTTACGGCTCATTCTCCGCTAACAGAAGACTTGGACGAAGAAATGAAGCTGATGGAGGAAGAGGAAGATACAGCAGCGCAACGCAATAATATGATCGGCTTAACAATGGGATATGGAGAATGAAAGAACTATCATTTCATGAGCGACAATTCCTGCAATGTCTGTTCCGGCAACAAGGTAGCATAAAGTATTCGTTTGACGAGTTTGTCCGTAGGGTAGGACCTCTTCTGGCTAAATGGTCGGATCATGGCGGTGACCGTGTATGGATAGGCAACGCTACCATAGAGAAGCAAATCGAACGTCTGTTGGATGACCTGCATACGCAGCTCGTAAGCAATATATCCAATACAGTTACCGATGTATGGAATTTAGGCAATAGGAAAGCGGATGAACTGGTAACAGGTTATATCAAGGATATGGCCATATCCAGTACGTTGAAGGATAAGATGTTTTCCAGAAGTGCAGATGCGCTGAATACCCTGTTGAAACGTAAGGATGAATTTGGTAAAACCATATCCTCCCGTGTCTGGGATATAACGGACGGAGCTATGGATAATCTGGAGTATTATCTTTCTTCGGGTTTGTCTTCCGGCCGTCCGGCTGCGTTGATCAGCCAAGATATACGGCAATTACTAAACGAACCCAACCGTCGTTTCCGCCGTGTAAGGGACGCGAATGGCAAATTGGTCCCATCCCAGCCGATGAAAGATTATCATCCGGGGCAGGGTATTTATCGTTCATCTTATAAAAACGCCCTTCGACTAGCAGCAACGAAAACAAACGAGGCTTTTCGAACTGCCGATTATGAACGTTGGCAGAATATGGACTTCGTGATCGGTATAGAGGTGGAACGTTCACCAACGAATCACGGTCCGTGTCCTGTGTGTGACGCCAAGGCTGGCCAATACCCGAAGGATTTCAAGTTTACAGGATGGCACCCGTTTTGTATTTGCATATCTACGCCGATTATGATGGATCATGAGGAGTTCGCTGAATGGTTACTGGGTGATGGAAAGCCAAAGGATTCGATTAATGTAGCGTCCGATAAAGTGAGATTTAAGGAGATCAAGGAAAAGGCTTCTTTATTAAAACAAACTGTTATTCGGAATAAAGATTTTCGGAAAGATATACAGATTACCGGTCGTGGTATAAAAGAGTGGTTGAACCAGCCACATAAATATTACGAGAAAAAGAATGAAATGCTTTTGGATATAGCTTCTGTGATAAAGGATGCGGAATATATTGGTTGCGGAAATGATAAGCATGGATATAATGCTATTGTTCATTTGTTTGAGACAAAAGTGGAAAACGAAAAGTCTTGGATTCTTGTGAAAGAGCAGGCGGATGGTAGCACATCGTTATATAGTATCTCTGATAGCATAAATATATTGAGATTATTGGAAAAGAAGAAAGGCGATTCATAAGTAGCCCCGTGGAACTACAATCCACGACTTGCTTATAAACCGCCTTCTTTTTGCAAAAATATAAATAATCTCCTAATTGTTTAGCGATTTAGGAATTTTAATCGTAAAATCAACTGTTGGCGCCAGCATAATAGTTGAACAACTGCGGTGCTGAACACCGTGGTTGAACTGGGGTGCTGATGACCCCAGTTGTTACGCTCGGCATAATGGTTGGAATTAATCAAATTACTTCTGCTTCCTCCTTAGGTTGCTCTACCACCTTAAAGAGGTTGGCGAGAAATTCCAGCCCTTTCTGAGTAACGAGCACTTTTAAGACCATGAATCCATCGTGATTGTTCCGGTCAATCCATTTCTCTTTTAGGACGAAATAACCACGCTTCACATATTCCTGCTTCGGTTCGTTCTTGTTCTTGAAGAATACACCCATATCACGAAGTTTTTGGAACAAGGTATTTCTGCCGAATGGGAGATTCAGGATTTTTGCGGACTGGCCGATGTCGATACGTTCGTCCGCATCCATTATTTTATCCATAAAGTCTGCCTTGGGACGTAGTTTGTTGTTTTCTTTTACTACGGTTTCAACTTTTTTCTCCAGCTGCCGGATTCGTTCTTCTTTGCGCTTCATGGTGTCTTTGGCAACCAATAAGGCACGAGCCA